GCTCGAATGCAGCAACCCATCTTTGTTGGCAGTGATAGTATCGTGTTGCGCAATTGCAGATGTCGGTTTATCCACTTCTGCCATTGTGGCTTCGCTATCATTTCCAATAAATCCCGATTCTTGTCCATCGGTCATAAATCCAGAACCAAGAGATTCTGGATATTCGTTGTTGGAGATGCCAGTGGCAAATTTGAGCTCTAGTTCAGCATTTTTTATAAGCATAACAAGCTGCCCGGGGTTGATGCCAATTTTTCCAGCCATCGCCACGAGTTGCTGTCGTTTTGCTTCTGCCATACCAGTTCTCACATATTGCTCTATCTGTTGTTTGAGGTTTTCGAAATCTGTCATATTGTGATTTTATTTGTCGAGCGTAAAAAGAATTTCAAGATTATATTTATACTTTGTTCTTAATCTCTCTTGCGGTATGACGGTGTATGGCACACCGCTTTTTTCTAAGTCACTTAAATTGAAACTCTTTTTGTCGATTTGATTAATTAAACTATCAAAAGATTCTATATCCAGAAAAAACGTTAGTTCTTTGTCACGAAACTCAATAATGAAGCCACAAGTAATCCCATCGTATTCATTCCATTTTTTAAGTCCTTCAATTTGGTGGTAATGGATTTCACCGGATTCCCCCTTGCTGCGTTCAAATGAAATCGAATGTCCGGAAACTGTTTTTAATTCAATCGCATACAGCCGATGATTTCGTGAGTCCCAAAATATATAGTCAAATGGATTCTTACGGCTAAACCTTGTTAGCTTTGAACCGCCGAAAGATTGCGCTGCATCCGGAATTCTGTATACTAAAACATAATCCGGCGCTGACCGCTGAATACAACTCTCAAAAACTTTTCCTGTATTCATTGTTCCTACCCATCAAAACTGTTTACAGAGCCTACACAGAGCCATAGGTTAGAGCATACGCCCACTGGTGTGATAATATAGATAACGTAGCACTCGAAGTGCTTAGTCTGGTCAACAACGGGCAAGCCCGTGACTTTAGTCATGGGTTATTGACTGTGGTTTATTGTTCTGCCATTTCTTATAAATGTCTTTTGTTTTTTCTTTCAAGAACCAACATGTAATTCTGTTCGGTTTTACTCCGTTCTCGCATACGTACTCCGGCTGATAACCGTTTGCCGTGTAGAAAATGATCTGCCGAAGATTATCTATTGCGATTAGGTTTGACCTTCCATAATGTTCAAACACTTCATTTAATGAAGAGAATTGCGCTTTTCCCATATTTCCCTATTTTGCGAAAAAGAAAGGGGATAACTACTAAAGCTGTATTTGCTTATGAGTTATCCCCTCATTATTCATTAAATTAAAAAATACAATACAACCTTAGTCATTACATATCTTCATTGATAGTTACTTCTTCAACAGTTGTTTTCTTAGTGCGTTTCTTTTTCTTAGGAACGTCTTCGATTTTTTCTTCATCGGCTGTATTGTCGATTCCATCAACGATAGTATAAGTATCGTTTTCAACTCTAACAAAAACTGTATTTGCTTTACGGTGAATAGATGGAAATTGTACTTTCGTTCCGTCAACAATGACTACTGTAACGCAATCATTGTTTAGGATTACTTTGCATTCTTTTACCATACATATTCCCTCTTAAAGAGTGACAGCAAAAAGCTGTCACCCCGCTAATCAACACTTATTACTCTGCGTCACCTGTCAACTCGACAAAAGACATAACGTTGCCATCCTTGTTTTCAAGAGTGTCGAACGTAAGAGTAACAGAAGCCGGATCACCCTCAGAAGAGAATGAAAGTTCAAAGTTTCTCTGAATTGTAGCCTTGTAGACAGTAATAAGGAACGGAGTCAGAACGCCATCTTCGTCCTTGTCAAGAGTCTTCATTGTGATATAGAAATCCTTCGGAAGTCTCTTGTTGTTGAATGTGACAGACTTAACCGCATTACCCTCAGTAGATGTACGGCTTACAACGTAACCAACGACATAATCTTCACCAATAGCGATATCAGCAGGAGTTGTAGCTGTGAACTTGCCAGAAGCAAATGTACCAGCGATAACAGAACCTTCATCACCAAACTCACCTTCGGGATATGCGAATACTGTACCTGCCTGGATAGTTCCATTTGTCGGAACAGTCAGAGAAAGTTCGCCAGCAGTTGCGCATTTAATCGTCTGAGAGTCAGCATAGATAGCCGTACTGTCAATCACACCATCAGAAAGCATAGCGAAGAACTTGAACGGATAAACCTGTGCTTCGATTGTCATTGTGCCTTCAAGCGGATTCTGGAAAGCGATACGTCTTGTACCTTTTGCCATAGCATAAACAGAATCAGAAGAAATGGACACGCCAGTTGTGTTTGCTGTATCAAACTTCAAGAACGGAGCCATTGTCTTCAACACACGAATATCAACATCGCATACCTGTCTGTTTGCAAAATTATTTCCAATACTCATGTTTAGTTTTCCTCCTTAAAATTGGACATAAAAAATAGACCGCCTTTTAGCGATCTGTTTATTTGAAATGATTCTTGTACCAAAGAGAAGCATTAAAAGTTTTCTTTTCATCGCCCCAAACAGATACACGTGTAGAATCTATTTCGTATATTGCATTTGCCATTAAACGGTTAAATGAATCTAACAGTTGATATATTGTCAAATCATGTACGTTCAATGGATTTATTGAAGGATGCCGATTAGATACGGCAGAAATAATATTCTCTAACTGCAAATCTGGATTCGCAGCTTTACTTTTCTTATTCTTCCGTTCGGCTTCTCGCATTTTCAGATACATCTCTTTAGCCATCTTATTTTTAAACTTCATTTCTTCAATGGGAGTTTCCATATCATCATTGATTGCGCAAACCTGTTGAAGTATAAATAAGACGCTATCAAACGTATCTTTAAAAATTATTCCACTTATATTTTCAGCAACTTCTTTATTCTCTGAGTCCGTAAGGTCTATATCTTTTTTAAGTAAGAAGAATACATTATCAACAAACTTTACACATTCTATTTCAAAGAAAAATGTAAATAGTTCACAATAGATTGCTTGCAATTTTGGATTTCGGCAAATTGCATCATACATCGTGCATTCTTCTTTTTCTTTTTCTGATAAATGATTCCAAAAGACTTCTGCACCTTCTTTGTCTAAATCTGTGTAAAAGTCGTTTGGTGTCATTTTTAAAAACGATTCATATAAGTAAAAAGATTCAAAGCCAACATCCTCAATATCTGAGATAGTTGGTTTCCTTACTTTTCCGATTGACAGCGACAACGACTTGCGAGATAGAAGTGTTCCATAGCTAAGAATCATCTAAAGTTCGGTACGCTGAACGTCAATATGCGACCGTAAAACCTTGTGGCATTATAAATGATTACGCTGTCTAAATTCATTTCTCCAATGCCAAACTTATTCCTAACTTCCGGATCAAGCAACGTTTCCTCAATCATGCGTGAAAGAATGTCAGTGCGGTTGCCGTAATAACCCTCGACATAGCATCCATCAACCACATCTCTGTGACAAATGGCATAAAGCGTTACCTTGCATTCTTTCGTATTCGTATGAATAATTGGAATTGTTACATCATAGTAAATATAAGTTCCTGTATCCATAACCGTTTCATCCACAAATAAATGTGAATTAACGTGTTTGTTAAATTTTTTTGTTAATTGTGCGCTATTCATTTCTGACATATCACCAAGAATTAAATTCTTAATATTGTCATTTTGGAATAACGCTTTGTGTATCTTTTCCTTGAATAAACCAAGATCATTGATATTCTTGTTCAACATAGCTTTACTCCAAATTAAATGAATGGCCGTATTGTAACTGTGATTGTTGACGGTTTATAACCATCGCCAGTTAAAGTCAATTCAAAAGACTTGTTGTTAAGTTTAGGATTATTAACAGATATGCTAATTGATGTATCAGTTTCATAAGTTTCAAGTTCTTCTGCGAAATCACAATCAATCGTCCAATGAGCAATGACGCTTTCACCGCCAAAGTTGGCTGTAAATATTCCATCGTCAATGCCATTGTAAATAATATCTGAATCATACTCGATTGTGCATTCATCTAATTCCGGTATAACATTATCTTCCGGAACATCACATAACCAATGACCAGCGCCATTGATACGGTAAAAACCATCATTCTTATGTTGTTCATCCTGTGTGGCAATAAAGCAAACAACACCTTCGCCTTGATAGTCGTATAGAATCGTGTCACTTCTTGTCAGCATATACGTTGACAACAAATTATTTGTATCAACTTTAACATCATCGCCAAACGATTTTTCATACAATCTACATCTTTTGTCAATTACGAAACGTTCTCTGTCTTTAATATTGATACACTTATCATCATCCGGAATGGTAACGTATAACTGGTCACTTCTAACAAAATAGAACTTCATGCCGGTTTCACCATTGTTGTACTGCGATGCAGATTCAATGGCTGCCCATCGTTCCACAAGATCGCCGTATTCATCTATCCATTCAAGTTTCCAATTACAGATAGTCGCAACAGCTTTCTCATATATCGTATTGTTATCAACGTTAGAAACAATAATCCAATAACGATTTTCATATTTGAAATACATTCCTGGTTTACATGTTCCAACAGGAACAAGAAACTGACGATTAAGAGACTGTAATTGAGTATCTTGTACACGATTCTGCACAATGGCTTTTAACTGTGTGCATTCTGATAAATCGTAATTGTACAACTCAACATCAATTCCAGCTTCTTCAAGTGTTTCAAGAAACGGATCAGTAAAGTCCTCCACTTCAAAACCGCTGACAGATGAATGAGGGGGAGAGAATAAGTACCATTCTTTAGACATACTCCACCACCTTAAACGTATGCTGTCGGCAGAACATTGTTAATCATTTCGATTGACTTTGATGTATCGTAATCAAGTTCGCTTCGTGCTGCTGTCTTCTGACCGTTTGAACCGTCAATGCTAAGATCACGACCAACGATTGAAACACGCTTATTTACCCTTGATACTTCTCGCTCTTGATATGACTGTTTCATAAATGCGCCTAAAGTATCAATCGCATATCTATCTAATTTACGGTCAAACTCCAATGTGTTTTCATCGAATATTAATTCATCCAACTCCACTGAATATCTGCCGATTGCTTTCAATAACCAAACAAATTCCAAATCATCTGATATGACTTGTTTATCCCTAAACGATGATTCAAAACTGTCATAAACATCTTGCGCTGTGGTATTAGCCATACTTAACACCACCTTTCATCGTTAAGAAAGTTTGTAGCCAGTATAATCTTCGACAAAACGGATTTTGTCATAATCGTTCAGTTTTAATCTTTGGATTGCTGTAATTGCTGCATACTTTTCCGCTCTGGTATAAATAGCTTCTTGAAAATTTTTCTTAAAAGCATTAAGTGTTTTAAGAGCAAATAATGACTTCATCTTTTCATCAGAGAATGCAAGCTGCTTCTTTGATCCGTCTTCTGATTCAAAATCTAACTCAACCCTTGTAGGTGCGTCTTCAATAATCAAAGTCGGGTGTGAACCAAAGCCATCTGTACCTGTGAACAGACGATTGCCGTTCTGAACTTGTGCAATGATTTCACTTCTTGACAAACGTGTTGTTCCGAACGGAGCAATTGTCAAATCGCCAAAGCCTTCAATGCGTGCAAATCCAACATTCCAACCAGCGATACTTCTTACAGTAACCTTCTGGTCTAATTTCAGTTCTTCTTTATTATCCATAATTCCTCATTTCAACTAATGCCGACAAAGCCAGCATAAATACGCTATCAACTAAACTTGTGTTTCATTTCTCCATAAACCGCAATCAGTTTATCAAGTCTTTCCGATTTACTAAAAATCCAATATCTATGACCGCTATTCGAATTCACTTTTGATGTGTGGCACTTTTCGCCAAACGCCGTAAGGAAATGATATAAGCGCATAGAGTAGCAGTAAAAATTATTCTTGTTTTCCATTTTGAATCCAAAACAAGGAGAGCCGTAATCGACCCTCCTTGTCAAAGTTCTTATTAAATTACCCAATAGGTAATTTTCGTTACCTATGGTTTAGTGACACTAATCAGCTATTACTGTGACAGACCGCCAATAGTATTGTCATAGATTGTGCCAATCTTCCATTCCTGTGTCTTAGCAACGTCAACAGCAACCTCAAGATCGAAGCGTGTTTCAATCTTGCCGTTCTTAACGTTGTTACCTGTGAAGGAAGTAAGACCGCCACGTGTCCATGTAGCAATCGGAGAATTCACACCCTGCGGAATAACGAAACCAAGACCAGCCGGAAGAAGTGTCTGGAAGTTCTTTTCCTGAGCGCTATCCGTTACAAGCGGAGCGTACAGATCATACGGATTCGGCATCTCGGAAAGGATTGCACCGTTGTACATAGCCAGTGCGCCATTGGCAGCCAATTCATTAATCAGATCATCAGAGAGACCCGTGATCGTTGTGTTGTTCACTGTGCCATGATAACCCGCCCACGGTGTAAACTGAGCAATAAGAGCATAGTCAGCAATGACAGTCGGCTTGCCGTTACGTCTTACATTCTGCAAAACCTTGTCAACACCAGCCTTTGTCAAGCCAGAGCCTTCAAACTGGTACTTAACGCCAGTAGCATCCTTAATCGCATTGTAAACCTTATTTACGACAGCGAGTAAAGCCTTGTTTCTGATCGTTGTCTGTACCTGTGCCATGCCTTCGTTTTCCTTAGACATATCACCAAGAGCAACCCTTCTGTAATCTACGGCGTAACCACCGGAGATTGTGAATGTCGGAACAGTGTATCTTTCCTCTGCGATTGCCGGAAATACAACGTCACCGCCAGCAGCCTGTTCTCTAGCCTTTTCGCCAGCATAGACAGTAATCTCACGCTCGATTGTTTCATCGTAGCCAAGTGCCTGATAATTACCGAAAATACCAAGCAGTTTGATCTCCTGCATAATCGGAGATTCGATTGTCCAACGTCTCAGCGTATTAAGTTCAGCGACAGCATTGTAATCGCCATTGCCAGCACGAACACCAAGTTCCTTGATGTAATTAACTGCGCCATTAACCTTCTCTGTATTCAGTGCGAGAGAGTCAAGATTCTTTCCGCTAACCATTGCTGCGAAAACTTCTGAAACCGGAGATTTCTTGTTCAGCTTCGGATTAATTGCGAAATCTGAATCTCTCTGAATGTTATTAAGTTCATAACTTGTAATCATATTTTTAATCCTCCTAAGTAAAAGAGATTAAGCCGTCATGACTTTCATCTTAACAGCCTTCTCAGTCAAAACAACCTTATCTGTTACTTTGAAATAAATGCCAGATTGCGGAGCAGTAGAAGCAACTTCAAGAGTGCCATCTGACTTCGGCTTTAACAGAGTTGTGCCAGCCGTAATAGAATCGAATGATTGACCAGAACCATAAGAGATATGCTTTTCATCAGCAACAAGTTTCTGACCTAACCATGCATCTACCTGATATCCATTAAGGAAATCGCCAGCCGGAATAACAGCATCATCAATATAAGAATTGTCACCTGTAATCGTATTCATTACGAGATACAGAATGCCATCAACAGTGATGAAGCTGTAGTTATTAACATCACTCTGAGATGTAAGAATCGGATTGATCTTTGCAATATCGTACATCCCTAAAGACTCACATTTAATCATTTTAAATTCCTCCTTAATTTAGAAAATACTGTTATCTTCTTCTTCCTTCTTTACAGTCTCAACTGCTGCAAAGATATCTTCAACAGTATCCGTCTTTGAATTCTGTTCAGCAGCTACCTTCGCAGCTTCTTCAACAGATTTGATTCCAATTCCCTCATAAATCTTATTAACAACAGAGTTAATTTCAGACGTAAGCGGAGAAGCCTTAAAAGCGTCAATCTCAGCCTGTGCATAAGCCTTCTGCTCGTCAGTGAAAGAAGCGATTGCAGAATTAAGTTCCTCAACCTTCTTTTCTGTCTCAATAGCAGAAATCTTTTCATTCAGTGAATTAACTTCTGATGTAAGAGATTCGTTCTTAGATGCAAGGTCAGCGTTTTCAGCTTTTGCGCTTTCCAGTTCAGAAGTAAGTGCATCTACCTTACTATTCAATTCAGAGATTTCAGCATCTTTAGCTGTAACTGCTTCATTAGCTTCTGCAACTGCCTTGTCGCACTCAGCTTTGTAAGCGTTCATTTCAGCATTAACGCCTGTAACCTCTTCGACAATTGCCTTAATTTCAGCCTTGTCCATTATCGTTTCCTCCTTGAAATTTTGAGATTCGTTCAACTCTAATATAGTTGCTGTTTGGTCAGCGGGGAGAACTCCCAACAATGCATATCCAGAGTAATCAAAAACCATCGGAATACGGCCTTCATCTTTATAACCGTACTTATAAACGATTGCATCATTATCTGTAGTACGCAGAATTTCAACACTGCCTTTCGGCGCATTGCCTTCCATCAAGTCATGGTCAAGACGTTCGCAGAAATTGTGATAGCAAAGGCTGTCAATTTCACCTTCACCAATCATGAATTTCTTTTTGACCACTTCGCCAAATTCATCTGTGGTTTCGATTTCCTCAACATATGCTTTATCAAAAAATCCGATCATAGTTGCATTTTCGAAAATTGGTACACCGTCAATAATATCGGTTGCGCCATGTCCCAAAATTTCTGTACGATCCTCATTGATAAATTCACATCTGATACTTTTTCCTACGATGGAGTCAGCGGCTTTTTTGCAGTATTCTTCAATCCATGTGATACCATTTGCATTAAAGATTGTTCCAACCTCATTGACCGCATCGACACACGAATCCGGATAAATTTCGTGCAAAATTACTTTGAATTTTCTTTGACCATTCGAAGAAACTTTTTCTGAAAGTTCAAATCGTTTCAAATGTTTACACCATCCTTTCGTGTTTAATATATAAAAAGAGAGCAGTGTAAAACCGCCCTCTGCTTATATCTTATTCGATTTAGTCTGTGCTAGGTTTAGGAGCATCATTACTCCCATTGGCTCTAGTGGCAATCGTGGTTTCAACCATTGAATCTTTATCAACAGGTCTACCACCTTTATTATCACCATTGTTGCCATTGTATGTGTAAGAAGTCATATGAACAGGATATTTGTTTTCAATATCGTCTTCAAGTTCTTGATCCAGAAGCGCAAAGAAAACATCCGGCTTAATGCCGACAGCAGCAGCCCAAAGAGAAAGACTACCTTTGCCCTGTAAATACAACTCTTTAGCGTAAGCTACCATATCTGTTTTGTTTACATGCGTAATTCGCAAATAACTTACACTAACCTTATTGCTACTATCTTTAACAATATTCTTATTGATAACCTT